TTTTTTTAATAGTTTATCACTAATCATTTTTTAATACTTTAAAATATATGTTTCTTAATTCATCACTTGAATCTAAGAATAATGGAAGATGTCCCCATTCAGTCACGCATTTAATCATTGGAACACGGTCACAATCACTGTATAATGCTCCTAATTCGTTTACCCCGTCATAGAAAACACTTGGGTGATGCACCATGAAATCAAAGGACCAGCATGGATAAGTCTCATCTTCAAATTGAGAAAACAAGAATCCAAATTCTTTGAACTCATCAAATCTTATCATAGTTTTTTCTGGGATACGCACAACTTCTGGTTGGCTACGTAATGAAATAGCTTGTTGAACCGTATCAAAATTACTTTGTGTATTGCGTTTATAGTGCCATTCGTTGTCCATATCTGGACGGTGACGGTTGAGTACATTAGTCTGTGTGATATCGAATAAGGTATAACAAGTGATTGTGTAACTCATACTAGTATTTAACAGAGGTAAAAAAAACCCTAGAAAATCTAGGGTTCTTTTAGACAGATATTGATTAACCTGTGAATGTAGCTGTAGCTGAAACAACTACTGAATTAGCTACGCCACCAGCTGTTAAGCCTGCACGAATAGCTGTTTGCAATGTTGCTGTAGTCCATGCTGCTGTTGGATACACAGCCATTGCTAATGTATCAGGACCTGCAGTTGTGAACTCATAGATGTAAACTGTAGCTAATTGCTGTGTAGCTTGGATAGCTAAAGAAACTTGAGTACCAGTCAATGCGCTTGATCCACTAGCTGTAACTGTGAAGTAGTCTAGTTTAGGACCTTGTGGTTGAACTGTTGCGCCAGAACTAACTGCATTTGCACCACTGTTTGTGTATGATGGTGAGTCAAAGTTGATTACCGGTAGAAAGTCACCGTTTGTTTTTGTAAATTGTGCCATTTTATAATGCCTTTTAATAAGTTGAAGCCTACTGCCTCATACATATATTTATGCCAGAACTAAAAAAAACACGGTTTTGGATAATTATTTTTGATTGGCCATTGCTTGTCTGACTTTTTCATCAAACTTAGCTTGTTCTTCGGGAGTTACTCCGCCTTCCCTAGACGCTCTAACTCGCCCTGTTCTTCCCTTAGGCATACTTATTATATTGTCTTTTTCAGGTGCTGCTGTAGCTGCAGCCTGTGGCTTAGCGGTATGAACTAGTCCAGTTGGTGTTTTTGTAGTTGTTCCGCCAGTAGATGACTTGCTAGCATTTGCACCACTTAATGTGTTTGCCATTTGACCAAATGCACTTGCTCCGGCATCTGCTGGAGCCGTTGTAGAAGATGCTGTTCCACCTTCTCTACTGTTTAGTGTATTATCAACGTTTTTCTTAACACTCAACAAGTCACGTTTACGTAATGTAGGTATAATTTTATTGATTTGTCTTACACCAACTTTAGAAGCAGCCGCCGCTTCAGGAGATGCCGCCGGTGCTGTTGTCCCTGCTGGTGCTGCCGTAGCTGTCGCAGGTGCTGCTGCGGGTGCTGTTGCTGTTGCCGCAGGTGCTGCCGTAGCTGTAGCAGGGGCTGCTGCAGGTGTTGCAGAACCGGACGATATTCTTCCTCGGCGGCCATTTATCAACATATTCCAAGTATAATCTACTAATGCTTGTATTCCCACTTGTCCCTTATCTTGGGCATATGAAGATTGAATTGCATCTGATATTTTTTGAACTTCCTCTTTATAGGGTGAAGTATTGAAAATTTTACTTTTTGTTATAGGGCCAATTTTACTCTGTACAAAATCACTAATAGATATTGGGGCGTTAGCTTCATTGATATTAATTATGTTTTCTAATAATGCATTTAATCTATCAAATCTTGTATGTTCATTAGCTGATGCATTGCGTCTTGAAGGTCCAGTTGGGTTTCTACCTGATTTCCAAACTTTAGGTTTTACAGGATTTTGTGCCATCTGAGTCTGCGCTGACTGCGCTGCTGCTGCTTGTTTTTGTTGTCTCGTTTGTGCTGCCTGTTGGGCCACGTTTGGAGCAGTAGTGGCATTCTGTGCCATCTGAGTCTGTGCTGCTTGTGCGGCTGCTGCTTGTTTTTGTTGTCTCGTTTGTGCTGCTTGTTGGGCTACATTTGGAACAGGAGTAGGATTCTGTGCAGCGGCTGGTTGTGCTGGTGTAGCTGCTGGTGTTGTGGTAGCAGTATTAGGGGCAGAAGTATTAGAAGGCGGTAAATTTGGATCAACTACGCCCATCTGTATAGCTTGCGCTATCAAAGAAGTCAATTGTTTGGTAACATCGTCTGCATAATCTTGCTTTGCGCGGGCCATTGTGTCATCGCTCATGCTTTCATTCAAAGGCTTTTTTAATTCAGTTAACTTCACGGCTTTTTCCTCAATGATTTGGAAAATCTCTGCTGGTCCTTGCTCTTAATAGCACTTAATAGCTTACGTTCTAATATCTGTGCTTGTTCCTCAGGGTAATGCTTATTGATTAACTCTACTAAATTAATAGCACTGGTGATGATATTATGAGCCCTACTCTCAATAATGTGGGTAGTGTCACGGTTATTACCAAGTGCTTCTAATTCCTGCAAGAGGGAGCGGGTTTGTTTTTGCATATAATTATCCTACTTGTATTTATGCGATTCCAGAATAATTATTTCTTTAGTTGATTCAATAATGACTTCAATTTACTTCCTTGAACATCAGCATGTACAGTCTTAGTTACTGGTTCTATTGTTATTTCACCTGTAGTTTTATCAACCGTATAATCTGTAACTGTAGCTTGTGGTTTTAATGTACTCATAATGTCATTTGCGCTAGGCTTCGGAGTATAACTTTGTTCACCGTCAATGCCCGGGTCGCTGATACGCATAGTCTCAACATCATACTCTAAGTCAATCTTTTGACCTACACCAGTTGAACTACGACTTTTCATACATTGAATTTGATACTTACCACGCTCACGCATACTGCGACTTGTGAAGATACCGAACACATTATCTGCTGTGTTAATCTTACTGATACCACCTGCAATATGACTGTGGTCAAATTCAATCTCGTCAACCGCAGTACGATTCAATTGACTTGCTGTTACTAATAGTATTCCAAGTTCTTTTGCAAGATTACGCAATTCCTCAGCAACATACTTGTCTTTGATAAACTGGTCATTTGGATTGACTTTGACAGAGACTGGCATAACCAAGTCTAGGTAATCGACCATAACAAAGTCAATCTTAATACCAGTCTGAATCTGTACTTCTTTTAAATAAGCACGAATGTCGTTTACATTACTTTGTGCAGGTAATGCTTTAACACGATACTTACCAGACTTCTTACCTGCCATCTTAACTCGTAGTTCAGTTGTATCAATGTCTTTGCGAATTGCTTTTGTTCCCATCATGGTCAACATCGCATCAGTACGCAGACTTGTTAGTTCTTCACTCAATTCTAATGTGATGTATGCACCACTCAATCCCATCTGCAACCAGCTTAGTGCAATGTTCATCATCACCAATGATTTACCTGAACCACTACCACCTGCAAAGATATTCAACTCACCTCGACTGAATCCACCATACAATAGTTTATCCATCTGTGGCCAACCTGTAGATACTTGTCCACCACTATTGAAGTATTTGTTGATACGACCTTTAGGGTCAGCAAAGTAATCTGTACCCATGTCTTTCTGTAGACTAATCTGTACTGCTTTTTTGATTAGTGACTCAACTGGTTCAAACTCACCCTTCTCAAGCAAGTCTGCTGCTTTAAGAATCGCTCGTTCTAGTTCTTGTCGTTTAGTAAATGATTCAAATTCATCAAAGAACCATTCATAATGTCCATCATTCAATTCTGGAATAGGTTCGATATCAATACCAGTTGTTGCTTTGATTTGTGTTGTATCTGGCAATACTCTATACTTGTCTGTATGAGTTTTAAACATCTCCGCTACTGGTCGCAATGAACGCTCAAAGTTTTCGCTGTTCATAATATTCATAACACGGGTATACAACTCCGCGTTGGTAACCATCATTCTCAGGAATAATTTCTGAACATCAGTTGTATATTCTATTTGTTTTTTAGTTTCCTGCTTTGCCAATTTTCTTCCTTCTCATTTCTATTTTGATTTTACTATTTGTTGCACATTGTAGTATACTCAATAGGGTAGGTAGTTTACCATACTTAACCACGGCGTCATTTACATCTTTTACATCATCATCCCAATCGGGTAGACTTACACTATATCCCAATTCTAATGCTTTATCGCACAAACTCAATCCTGTACTATCTCTATCTGGAACTAGTATAAGTTGCTTGTTTAATGTACTAAGCAATAGTGCTTGGTCAGTACTAATGTCATTGTGCATCAATGCCACACCGTCGATACTTAGTGCATCAAATATACCCTCTGTTACGATACATACACTCCATTCAGGTTTCTGCATATCAATGTTGAATACATAACCTGGCTGTTGTTCATTGATGTACTTTGGGATTTTGTTATCTAAGAATCTGCTTGTATGTCCTACAATTTTATTCTTATATGTGTAGGGTATAATTACCCTGTTACCCATTCTACCTGGCTCATGTGGAGTGATTAAGAAAGGATAATCATTACTATCTATCTTTCTACGTTGCAGATATTCTACATATACTTTGTGCAATGGGTTATTCGCATCTACAATCTCACCTTCGGGTAGAGTGTGGTCGTTGAACTTGATTTTTATCTTTTGTTTCTTTGGCTGTGTAAAGTCTATCAAGTCCTTTTGTTGTAGACTTTCTAAACTCCATCGTTTAACTTGATGCTTATCAATACCAGACCATATTAGTAGACTGCGAGTTTTTTGACTGATAGAACGACCAAGTACAAAGTTACACTTGAACCCACAATTGAAGCAATGCATACTCCAGTTGTTGCCATCAAACTTGATGCCACCACGCATTCTTTTGTCCTGTCTGTGACCAAAGTGGGTACAACATATAGCATTAAAGCTAGTCCAACCTGAACTTGTTTGTTTCTTTTTACCAGGTAATATAGACAGGATATCAAACATCTATTGATTGTAACACAATAGACATAGTAAAAGCAAATTATCTGGTCAAGATATTAGCCACTGCACCCGCATTGCTAGTGAATCCCAATCTGATATATGGATGGAATCCTTGAACAACATATCCAACTGTTTGAGTTACATTGGATACTTCTTCTGTAGTTGTGATATCATACCAATCACCATCTACGATACTACTACCTTGAATAGTTGTGTTTCCGTAATAGTCAATATATTCAGTTTGAATGGTTAATATTGGATTGTTGTTGGTACTTAATACACTTGAGAAGTATGTGAGGCTACTTCCGTTTGCATTAGGTGCATTAGGAAATGCTTGTCCAGTTGGTATTGTGATATTGTATGATGGGACAAAGTTAGGTAATACACTATTAACGATATTCATCACACCACGAGCGCCTGCATTTTGATCCACAAATACAGGGAAGTCAAAGTCATTGACTGGGATTTCTAGTGTGTAATAGCATTTTTGAGGTTCAATATTCTCAAGGTCCGCAGCATTTAAAAATAATGCACAGATTCCTGTAGCTGCAAATTGCAAGGTCAATGATTTCTGTATCAATATTTCATTACCCTGATAGTTTAATATACGGCAAGTAATATCTTTCCCAGTAATATCTATGGGTTTTTGCTCCTGATTCAGAAACTGAAACTGTATTTGATTATCCACGCCCTTATGTAGGGTTAATGGTTTGGCATAGACTGGCATATATCTCCTTGGTGAATAGCCTGACAATAGCACAACAATGTTGCGCTGGACGTAATAAAAAACTGATGTTGAATACACAAATGTAGGCTCCTATCAGATATTTAGTCTAATATATTAATTTAAATAACTTTGGTTGCCCGATAAATAAACTGTTCACTATAATAATGATCCAAAACGACTTTTTCAAAAGATTAACAGAAAATCATCCGTTCATCACAGTATGTTCATACGCCAACCAAGATTATGTTGGAATTGTTCAAAACCGTGATGACATGGTCACCACTATATATGATTACGGTGCTATTACAGACGCTACCATAAAAGAAAAATTCCTAGAATTAGGGGAAGTTTGGTGGTGGGAAAGTAATAGACTTATACCCATCAATTTGTTTCTAAAGGAAGATTGGATACCTTTTAAACCCTATCTTAGAACCTTCAATAACAAAAGTCTAATAGTAGTACATGGTCCAACATGTAGTATGAATGAACTAAGTAAGCGCCGTAGTAAACGCCGTAGCATCACCCTCGTCAAACGAATGCCCTAATAGGTTCATGTGAACCACTACCAGTTGACTATAAGCTAGGCTATGACTTTTTTTGAACACATATCCGTCAGTTCCCTTATCCCACACAGTTTTTGCTACTTCAACCCAAGGTAGTCCAATCAAATGCTTTTTACCTGGACGAATCACAGCTAGAAACATCGCTAATCTTGGGATGCTATCTATAGGTTCTGGCATCTTTTCTAAGTTGTAATACTGATTGTTCAAGTGAATCAGTTTCTCAACAAAAGATTTATCCTTTAGTTTACTCCAATCAGGTTCAACCATCAATTCAGTTAGATGTTGTTCATCTCGTACATTCTCATATACATGAACATTCAATAAGTCTAACTTAAAGTATCCACGCTTTTCTGCTACTGTATAATCAATACTAGCAAAGTCATTGATTGGATCATAAGGAATAGGTGTGACATAAACACCAGTCGCATGTTTACGAATAGGATTGACATTACGCATTGCTGCACTGGTGTGCTTAATCAATTCAAGCAGCCTATCTCTTGAACCAAAGTCAATGTCAATATCACTATCTATCCTCATCCTCTGAATCCCGGCAAATCATCCCAATCTCCGTTCCAATCAGGAGGAAACCATGGATTACTAAAATCACAATCATAAGGCCCTTCGACTTGTAAGCCAAATGCCTTTGCAAACTTCGTAGCATCTTTTTTTAATCTAAAACTAAATTCTACACCATCTTTGCCATCATTGCCAACATCTTCAATTGCAATAGGAGATATTTCTTTCTCAACTAACCAAACTATTAACTTAGAATCATCTCTATTTGTGCAAAAGTCTATATATTCTTCTTGCGTTTCAAACTTATAATATACAATATATGCGTTCATCTTGGTTGAACCAATCCTGCTTTCATTAATTTCATATATGCAGATTGTACAACAATAGCTTGTCGTTCAGCATCTTCTACGGCTTTGTGTGTTGTAACATGATTACCATCTTTAAGACTAACACCAGTAATATCAAATAATGTTCGTGTATCTCTAACATTATAAAAGGGCCAAGGTGCTATTTGACCAAGTTGTCTCCAAGCATGTTCCATTACAACAACGTCAAATGGAGCTCCGTGACTCCACGGCTTACCTTGATTCCAGCAAAACTTATATAGTTGAGTCATTGCTTCACTAAACGATACACGGTCTCTATCACCCATAGCTTCTTCGATGGCTTCTGGACTTTGTTTACTCCACCAGTCTACTGTTCCATCATTGATACTACGCTTATAAATCTCTGTTTGATCCTCAATCGTAGGTCTAATCTCAATCTTGTCAATGATTCCTTGACCACGAGGATCAAATAATACTGCACCAATTGTAAGAATCACACAATCTGGTGTTGTATCAAGTGATTCAATGTCTATCATAATATCTGCCATACTTATTTCTTTCTATTTTAAT